CAAAAGTACCAGCAGACATTCTTGCGGCATCATCTAAATTTACTGTGGCTGATCCATCAACAAGATCAACCTTGCCCCTATAAATTAAATCTGCTTGCGGCCCCTCTATAAAAGAATGAACTAAATGGTGCGTATCTTTTTTGGCTTCTAACGGATGGTCAATTTTGAACGATCCAGAACCTTTTGATAGCGCCCCAGCTACAGAAACTGACCCCCCTGCGGAAATCCTCATTCTTTCTATTACAGCCGTGTTAGTCGTAACATCTCTGGTAGCAAAAATAAGGTCTGCTTTAGTGCTGCCACCGCCTGCTACAGTCAAGGCACTAATTTCTACGGGCGGTTGATTGGAGCCTGAAGCTGTGTATCCAAGCCCTATAGAATAAAGACCACCAGACGTAAATGTTTCTTGACCAACTTGGAGCATCGGACTGCCAAAAGCTGTTGGCGGGGTGTCATTGATGACAACTCTTGCGCCAGCATGGTTTGAAGCTGAACCAATGCTTATATCCTCACTTGAGCTAATGGTCACAGCTAGTGCGTCAGCATTGTCATCAATGCCGTTTGAGGTAAACGTAGTAAATGTGCCTGCGGCGGCACTAGCACCACCAATAACAGCGCCATCAATAGTACCTGCATTTATGTCTATGGTGCTAGGTGAAACACCTATTTCAATTACAGCACCACTTGCGTTTTCTGTGTAGAGGCGCTTATTAGTTAAGTCCAGCGCAGGTTCGCCCTGAACAAGATCACTTGTCGCTGGTGCGCCTGAACCGTTCTTTAGCTTAATTGTAGTCATTAATAAGTTCCTCCGTCAACAGTTGACAGTGTTGTAGAAATAGAAGTTGTACCAGAGCCAGTGACTGCACCGGACAGTGTGATCGTTTGATTGCCTGTAATGTACGTACTTGTGTCTACGGTATAAGCTCCTGCACCAGTACGCTTCATAAAACCGTTAGAACTAAAGTCTCCGTCCATAACAGCACCAGCAGAAGCAACATTAGTTGCATCAGTCACATCTGCACTAGCTTCAATGCCATTTAACTTTGTATGATCTGCGTCTGTAAAAACATTACTATCAGAAGCAGATTCAACTAATGCTCTAATTTCTGAATTTGTTTGGTCTGCTGTTGCGCTAGACTCAATACCGTCTAACTTTGTACCATCAGCAGCAACATCACGACCATCTACCGTACCTGAAAGAACTACATTACCTGTAATGCTTACGTTACCTGTGCCAGTAATATCTTTACTGTTAAGGTCTAAGTTACCACCTAACTGTGGCGATGTGTCGCCTACTAGGTCTGGATTAATAGTTTGCCAAGCAGAACCGTCATAAATTCTAGTAGTGTTACTTCCTGTGTTAAAGTACCAATCACCTGCTGTAACAGAATCTCCGTTATTATCAACAGTTGGGTTGCTTGATTGAGCACCTAGATAAAACTCATCAATAGAGTCTTTGGTAGCTGCAGCAGCCGTAGCAGATGAAGCAGCCGCTGTTGCGCTTGATGCAGAAGCAGTAGCACTTGATGCAGAAGCAGTAGCACTTGTTGCAGCAGCAGTTGCGCTGGTTGAAGCTTCGTTTGCTTTTGTAGTAGCAGTCTGAGCGTAAGTAGATATTTCAGACGCATAAGCATCTGTAGAGGCGTTACCTGAACCACCTGTGCCTCTAAATATAGGCATAGACTACTCCTAAGAAAACAAACAAAAGGAAAAGGGGCCATTGCTGACCCCTGTGTAGATTAAGCAGATGGTAGTGCGAGCACAAACCCAGCTTCAGGACGATACACCTGAACACCGTAGAGGGTGTCAGCAGTGTACAGAGTAGAAAGGTACTCTTGCTTGTACTGTGTTTGAGAGCGTACAGCCAGTTGCTCTGCCATAACAACAGCGTCTTTGTGGAACAACAATGCAGCACGAGTATCGACACTTGCCGCAGTGTTAGCAGCAGCAGCTTCAATAGTTGCACAGTTAGCAGACACGTATACGTCTACGCCGTACAGGTTACCAATAAGGCCGCTGTTTACTACTCCACCACTTACGAAGTCAGATGAAACATATCGGTCAATGCCCATAATTTCATTCCGTACTCCGGGTGGAATAACAAAGTAACGATTTTCCATTGGGACATTGTTGTCATCTAGCTTCTGGATCATGTCTCGGAAAAAACGATCAGTAAACTTATCACCAGCAATACCGTCAATAGTATCGTCAGTGTACTGAGTCGTTGAGTCGTTGGTATTCATAAAGCAGCCAGTGTGCTGGTAGTCAGTAGGAGCTACTGATCCAGAAAATACAATTGCACCGCCGTCACCAAAACCAGTACCGCAAGAATGCAGATCATTATCGACCTGTACAGACAAAGCGTAGCCAGCGTCTTCAGTGTAAAACTGACGCAAAGAAGACAAAGCTTGTACTTCTACAATGTCCTCAATTAAACGCGAGTATTCAAAGTGACGGTTAATAGTAATCGTCAACTCTGATTCTGTGTTGGCAATGATAGTTACTGCAGTATCAGCCGCTTTTGCATTGGCGTCACCACGAGTAGGCTTAGGAATATGAATAACGTCACCCTTTTTTCCTGTCATAGAAATGCGCTTGACAAGGGGAGCCATCTTTAAGTTCTTTTGATAGGCAGCAATAATTTCATCTGACCAAATTTCTGGTACAAACGTTGCTGCTTCTGTTAATGCGGTATTACCACCCGCTCCGGGATAAGTTGCTGTAGCCATGATAAATCTCCTTAAATACTAGGCTATTTAACTCGACCCTCCGCGTATGCTTTCAGTATTTCATCTGACATAGCATTATAACGATCTGGGTCAGTCTTCATAAGTTTAATAATGTCAGCACGACGATAAACTTTACGACGAGATCCTTCTGCTGTTCCGCGAGCGTTGCCTGTGTTAGCTGACTTTACTTGACTCTTACGGGCTGTTTTTTCTGCTTGTACAGTTTGTTGAACTACTTGGCTTCTTTCTTTCCAAAGACTAAATAGTTCGTGTGCAGCGTCGTAATCATATGCTTGGTCAGCTTGAACAAACAATTGTGTTCGGACTTTTGACCCTTTAATCCACTCAGCAAATTTAGGGTCTTGCAATATATGTTCCATCTCAGGATGAGAGGACTTAAGTTGTGCAAGAGTAGCCTGTTGTTTGTACTGTTGTGTGTAAGCTTGCGCTTCTTTAATTTTAGGGTGGTTGTCTATAGCTCTACTAACAGCGGTTTTAGGATCGACAAAAAAATCTACGTCATCGTCTTCTTGCTGTTGTACAGGTGCTTGTTGTTGATTGAGTTGTGTCTGAATGTAGCCATCTACAACTGATCTAAGCTCTCCTACTTCCGTACTCTGTTTACCTGAAAACCTTTCAAGTTCTTGGTGCATCTGTACGAGATCTTCAACAGATTTACCTTGGTATTTTTCTGGAACTTCGGGCTGTTGAGGTTGTTCCTCTTCTTGAGAAGTCTCTACAGTATTTTGCTCTAGTTCTAAAGTTGTATCGGTGGCTTCCTCTTCTGGACGCTCATCTATTAATTGTGCTCGTGACATTTAAAACTTACCCCGCCTATTATTTTTATTAGGTTGTGGAGATTAAATCAGGATTGACTCTCCTCGCGTTGAGCTTCCCGTCCTCTTCGTCCAGCTTCTTCATGTTCACGTACCCACTTCATGTGCCTACCGGGAAAATCCCCAGAGGAACCGTCGAGCATGTGATGAGTTGCTGAAACAATCTTTGTAGCATTAGCACCGCATCCGCACCTACTGGATGTAGTACCTGATTCTACAAATTCTTCAAAAATATGTCCGTTAGTACAACGAAAATCAAATACTTTAATCATTTTCTTCAGAAGGCTTAGACGCCTCTTCGTAATTAGTTGTAACGATAGTTTCCATGTTTACTAAATGGGCTAATATGTTTAGTTGTCCCTTACGAAAAAACATATCGTTAACATCTTTAGTTGCTTCTATACTGTTAATCTGTAAAGCATTGTTGCCAAAGTCTTGCACAAGTTGCTTCCAGCCATCAGTAATAAAAAGACTAAAGTATGCGTCGTAGTACTGCTGTGTTTCTTGATCCATCTTGAGGCCTCTTGGGTTATCTCTATAGTTTATATAGTTATACTATACATATATATTATACCATATTTTTATATATTTGTCAAGCTTTATTTTAATGTAAATTTTACCGTTTCTTAGCTGTTTTTTTAGCTTTCTTAAAAGCAGAGGTTTTAGGAGCGCCTTTTGATCCCGGTTTACGCATCTTTTCTCCTGATCCAGCCGCAATACGCTTACGTTTAGCGTGTATGTTGCTGTATAGTCCTCTAGCCATTTTAGTACCTCGGCTTCTTTACTTTTTTCTTTTTCTTCTTAGGTGTTGTAGACATATATCCAAGCATAGCTATCTCCTTACTTTTTGTGGGCTTTCTGAACTTCAAAGTTTGCAGACTTAGACGCACCCTTGTGAGGTTTGTAACCGTCTGGTGGATTTTTCATTAACTTGTAGCTGTTACCGTTTTTCATCCAGTGGTAACCTTTTGGCGCAGGAACTTTCATTTAAAGTTCTCCTTGTCTATTTCTTTTTTCATAGCATATTGACGGGTACATGCATGACATACACCGCACGTTAAGAAACCTTCTGGAGTTTCTTTAGGTTTACGACAAGACCAATACATATCTCGTAAAGGTTCTGACATACTATGATAAATACCTAAGCTACGTTGTAAAGACACTTGAGTCATAAAGTCAAGTGGTGTAGCCCATACAGGATTAAAAAATCTACCTGTTCCAGTAGCGTTTAAAATACCATAGGCTTCAGCAGTTTCTTCTTTTCCTGTGTTATAATCACCAGTGTATACAGCCGTAAAATGTTTAGGTATACCGTTTATTACTCTTCCTGCTTGAAACATAGCTAATGCCATGTCTCTGCCACCCGGATATTGTTCTGTCCATCCATAAAAAGAAGAAGAAAACTCAAAAGGTCTTTGGTTACTTTTTAACCAATTAATACTTTCGTAGATAGCTTTTGCTTCTGCTTTACATCTTTTTTCAGAATTATCTAAGTGTATAGCGTGAATGTGTATATTTTGTTTTGTATGTTGTAATAAATTCCAAGCTAGTGATACGCTGTCCATGCCTCCTGAAAACATTAATAAAACATTTTCGTTATTGTTGTTTTGAAATTTATGATATTTAAAACAAGTACTAAGTGCTTCCTTTACCATTAAAGAATACGACTTTACTGACAAACTCATTAAAGCTCCTTACTACTTTTTATCCAGTAATAACCTTTTGGAGCAGGTACTTTCATGGACTCACCTCTTTTACTCTAGTGTGTATATTTTAGTTAGTGAAGTTACCCACGATGTAGGTATAACAAGTTCTGCGTCTCCTTCTGTAAGTTCTCCTTCTTCTAACAAAACATGAGGACAAATAATTAATTTATACTCGTCTTGATGTAGAACAGCACCAACAGAAACTGCAATAGCTGGTTTAAGAGTTTTTAATTCCTTTATATCTCTCCAGCCTACATTAGCTCCTCCTTGAGCGTCATGCCAAACAACGCAATATATATCTACCATTTAACTTTGTTTGCCCAATAAGCTGCGGAGCATTTTCCTTTGGCTATGTTTTTAGCGTGACGAGCCTTAAAGGACTTACGCCTCGCTTTCTCCTTATCAGTCTTAGGACTCTTGCCAGCACCTGATACTCCTTGTTGTCCAAACCGTATAGTCTTAACTTTACCGTCGTCACATTTAGCCACAACTACGTGTGACTTCGTGGGGTGACTAGGCGTCTTCTTTGGCTTGTTGTAACCGCTTACTCCTGCTCGTGTTAGTTTTGGATCCTTTTTCTTGCTCATCGATTTTGGCTTCCAAATCCTTGACCCGGTTCTCCAGCAAGTCCAATTTGTTGAACTGGTCTTGGAATGCTTTGTTGATTTGGTTGAGGAACTGGTTCATTTCTATTTGTGTCATTAGCATTAGGACGTTTTCCTTCTATTTGTTTTTCTTTAAGTAGGGCGTCTGCTACCTTTAGGCGGCGGTCAAACTCTTTATCTTCTTGATCTCCTTCTTTGAGATTTCTTGTAATTGCTTCAATCTTTTCAATTTGTAACTCTTCAGGTAATAACTGTGTTTCCATATCGTACTTAGACGCTCTTGCTTGAGACTCAGCAGCCTGTGCTTGCAACGCTGAAGTCTGGCTTTTCTGAAACTCCATTTGAGTTTGTTGAGCTGCTTGAGCCATTTGCTGTGCTTGAGGGTCTGGCTGAGATGCTTGTTGCATAGATGCAATCAACTCATCACGGTTACTCAGGTTCATGTTGTCGATGATGCTTTGGATTAACACAGGGTAGATTGGGCTGTCTTGCTTCATGGTCTGCAAGAGTTGCACTAACTGAGTTACCTCGTACTCACGAGCTATAATACCTAGAGTAGATGTAGCAGTAAACTTGTAATCAGCTACAGGATAGTTTTCAGGATCAAATTGCATGTACCTATGTGCAGCTTTGCTTACAAACGGTAACAGGAACGACTGTTGAAAGTTAATTAAAGTGCGCTTGTGTCGTTTAATAATAGCGCCAAGAGACATACTTATTCCTGCTGCTGTTGCTTCTCCGTTAACCTGTCCAGCAATACCAGCGGAGTCAACGGCTCCTGTAGCTTGCTGAACCATTTGCTGAAGCGCCGAAGCTTGTGCAAAAGTAATTTGATTAACTTGTCCAAAGTTAAACGGCTGTAATACTTCACGAGGATCTCCATTGGTTAAAATCATTTTACCCGGACGTACTTCAGGTTTAGCACCACGAGGTAGCCTAGTTGCGTCAATAGCAAGCATAGGATGAATCGTAAGACTTAGGGCATCAATACGTGCGCGTAGCTCAGTGTCTAACGCTTTCTGGGAGTTGTAACCTTTTTCGCATACACCACGGCCCCAGAATCTTCCGGGTACTACGTCCCAAGGAAAAGCTACCACAGGACGATCACCCATCATGTACGGGTTAGCTTCAGCCTTTAGTAGTGTGCCACCGTTAGCTATAACTACTATAGCCTCAACGTACATTGACTCTGACTCTACTTCTACATCTTCAGCCTCAAGCAACTCACGAGGTACTAAACCGTAGTATTTAGTTAAACGAACCTTGTCGTCGTTGTAAATCGTAAAGTCTTGGTCAGGCTCTAGGTCTGTGTCAGGCGCAGCAGAACCAATATGTACATCACGATAAATTCCTTGTTCTTGTAATAATTCTACGCTGTGCTTAGAAACAAACTCATCAATTGCTACGCCATAAGCATCATCTACCGAAGTAGCTACAGGATCAATAAGAAAGTTTTGTGGTAGTACTGGTTTTAATTTAACCATTACTCTATCTGTAATGTTAACACCTACAGCTTGTAAGTCTCCACCCATAATCGGCTCAGACGCTGGAGCCATTTCTTTAATTTCTTCAAGGACTACCTCACCTATTCCTGTGCCAAACACAGCGGAGTTAATAAGGCACTCTGCAACAGCTTTTCGTACTTTACACTTTTCAAAGTCTTCAGTTAACTTGTTACGCAAGTACTGTATGTCTTGTCGTTCTTTGTCGTTAACGTCATCAGAAATATCAAACCATTTACCTCTACCAAACGTAGCTTCTTCTAATTCTGCTACGTTAGATTCTACAGCTTGTTGCAATGCAGGAGCTATAATTCTGGAACGCTCTGACCCTCGTTCTGAGTCTGCTGGATCCCATTGTCCTCTCCAGAGTCTGTAGTATTCATCAAAGCGATCTTCATAGTTTGACTCGTAGTAGTCACGCCAATCTTCACACTTGGTTATTACCCATTCTTCAATTGACTCTTGAATCATTAAAGGATCTGGGTTATAAATATCTTCTGCCATAATACTTTCCTTAAATTATTGCTACGCTGTAACCCAGTGTAAAAAACACTACGGCAGAGATAGCGTAGATACCGTAGGTATTAAACGGTCTAAAAACTTTATTAGTCACTTTAGTATCCTGCTATTACGTCTAGTATTTCGTGATCGTCTATTTCAAAATCATAATCGTATGCTACTTTAGCTAACTGATCTATATATGCTAATGCGTCAACTAAATCATCGTGGGTTAGTACATCAGGAAATTGAAACAACTGATCTAAGAATTTATTATTCCATGAACCTTTGTTTAAAGTAACTTGAGCGTTTTCAAATCTTCCTTGTAAAGCGTACATAACTCTGTCAGTTTTTTTCTTGTTACCATGAGACAGTTCTTCAACTCTAAAAAATCTTCCGTATTGTTTCATTAGGTTAGTTAAAGGACTCATAATAGCTTGCCTTAACACTCCTTTTTCAATACCAACGCTAATGGGTCTGTAGTCTCTAACGGCCTGAAATATCTTGGTGGCAGTCTCATCAAAGCCCCACCGCCCGTGTATAATATTATCAACGTACCAACCAGTAGGCCCAGCTTTAACAACAGCGATTGCGGTTTCATCTAGTTTAGCGTTCTTTGTCCTTTTTTTGTTTACTTCTTCAAAACCAGCAAGGTCAATAGCTATGTAGTAATCACCTTCTTCTGGTTCTTTTCCAAACTGTATCCAATCTTCTTTAAACATTTCTGAGCCTCTGGCTTCAAACGAGGCCATAAACTCTTGTCTAAAGGCATAACTCGACATTGATTTTTTTGCCAAGTCGATTTCAGATGCGTCCAAGATTGGGTTGTCGTAGCTGGTAAAATGCCAGCCCCTGTAAGTCTCATCGTCACC